TGGGGTAGGTGATGTTCACCCTCCATTTTACTGCCGCCTTACATCTGCTTTACATCATTTAATACAACCACAATAATCTATACAATCACAATATCTTCCATAATCATAACATTTTATACAGTTTAATTTATTGATACAATTACCAAATAATTTTACTAAATAGTTTAGTTTTTTTCAATTTTCATTTGACTTTTGTATTTTATCTATTATATTATAAGTAGTGCTAAAAGATATTTGATAACTTAATAAGGAGACAAAAAATGAGTCTACGAAACAAGTTAATAAAACTAACCAATGAAAAAACAGATGCGGAGAAGGCTGTTGACTTGATACATAGCACCAATCCCAAGCAAGCTTCACTCTACGATGTGCTTTTCTTATTAAGATTGATTGACCCAAAACCAAACAATCAACTGGCTTATCTCCAATTTGAGGCTTATTTATGGTACAAAAAGAATTGGAAGGTAATAGAAAAACGTTTTGAAGCGGCAAAAACTTCCTGAAAAACCCTGCGAATAGAGAATAAGATTTAGCCAGGGACGGCTTGCAATAATAACAAATAATTAAAGGAAAATAAAAGAAAAGGAGAACTAAAATGAAATGTGACACAGATAGAAAATTAAACCTTTTTGTCGAGCGGACGTCTTTGGATGCTGGTCTTATTAGAGACCTTGTAGACCGTCTTGATTATTTAACATTAGAGGAAATTCAAAAGATAACATCGGTTCTTCTGACCATAGAACGAGAATTAGCAAATTGAGCCACGGATGGCTTGCAATTATAATGTTGGTTTAATGAGAACGAAAAAGACTAATTAAGGAGAACTAAAATGTTATCAAAAAAACACTACAAAGCTATTGCGGAGATTATTTCCCAGGAACTTGATTTTGCGACTACCATTGACGGACATTGCCCAAATTGTAAATATCGCATTAAAACACTCGCCGAGAATTTGGCCGATTACTTTGAGGAAGATAATCCAAGATTTGACCGTCAGAAGTTTTTGAGGGCTTGTGAGCTCTTGTGAGCTTTAGCCAGGGATGGCTTGCAATAATAACTATAACAGTTTAGGAGGTTAAAATGGCAATTTGGAATGTAGAGTTTAGTTACAATATCGAAGTAGAAGCAAACACAAAAGAGGAAGCTGAAGCTTCTGCTGAAGAGGAATGGTTTGAACTTGAGCCACGATTAGACGAAATGAATATCAAAGTCAGCAAAATTGATTAGCCAGGGATGGCTTGCAATTTTACGATTTATTTAGTAGACTATAAATACAGAGTAATCATTGAAGGGAGTAATAAATGGCTTTTGTAAAGCGTAAAATCAAAAAAGAATGTAAAGTATTGAGACGTTTGCAGAAAAAGTCTTGTAAAGTATTCCGAGGACAGGAAAACACCATAGGAGATTATAAAAATGCCGACAACTACTGATTATATCAATTGTATAACTGAAACGATATGGGTAATTAAATTGGCTATATTATGGTATTTAGTTTTCTGTTAAGGAAATTGAAAATGGAATTATCTGAATTGAATCAAGAGGAATTAGATGCTATTGATAGTTTTAGTTGCTTATCGTTAGCACAGTTGAGAAAATATCAGAGAGTAAATGAGCAACAAATGAAAATAGCTTATGAGCGACAACTTGATGAGGCTATTTATAAATTGAATATGATGCAGAGAATCCTGGCGGCTGCCGTTTATAAACGCTGTTTTATAAATAAAAAGGAGTAATCAATGATTAAAATAAACTACAAGGAATGTGGAGAACATTTTCATTTAACAAAGGAAAGTGATAATGGTTCATTGTTTTGGGTACAGAATTCAAAGGGAAAAATCCCATATATGCCCATTTATTATTGTCGAAAATGTTTGGATAAAATTAAAAAAGAAATAAAAAAATAATTTGCATTTTGTTAATTTGTATTGTATAATTTAAGTAGAAAGGAGGTCAAAATGGAACTCACAGAAAAAGAAGCTTATAAAATGTATGATGAAATGTTGGATGAGCTCTATCCTTTAGACGGGATAAATTGCAACCCTTTTTCAATCTTATTGAAAGAGGGAGACCCAACAGCTTATCAATGTGGATTTGTCGATTGGTGTGATGTTGAAGGAATAAATTTGGATGATTTAACCTAAAAAGGTGAAAGTAATTGATAAAAAATAAGTCAAATATAGGTGATGTTATGAAAAAAATAGGTTCACAAATACGAGAAAATATCAAAGAAACGAAGTATATTGTTGATATAATTGAAGGAGACGAACAAATAGGCCGTAATGCTTATTTATACAATCTTAAAACCGGAAAGTATGAACTTTGGACAGAGCGGGACGATTTTGCGGGATATGTTATTGAAATTGACGGGATAGGATATGAATTTGTGCGGGAAATAGGGTATCCGTAGGAGGTGTGCTATGAAAGACCAATATGGACAACCAGTACCAAACGATTTAGTTGCGTTAACTTGTGGAATTGACAGATTTACACCAGAAGAATTAGAAATAATTGATAATTCAAGATGGTATGAAGTGCAACACTATTGGGGTATTGAGTTAGCTGTATCTTTTAGCGAAGTTGAGGGTTTAGTTGATGAACCTTTGGGAGATAAGCCCATTACTGTTAAATATATTGATTATCCGTTACATCGTTACGATAAGGATAATGGTTTTTACCACGTTTAAAAGGATAGAACAAATGGCAGGCAAAGGAGATACGAGACGACCCCTTCAAATTACACAGGCCGAAAATGATTTACGATGGTTATTAGCAGAAGGAAAAATAAGTAAGTCCACCTATAATCGAAGGTGGAATAAATTAAAGAAAGCCGGTCTTATACAAAGGTCAGGAATAGTGATAAATGATTAAAATTTGGCTTGATGATTTAAGAAAAGCAAAAAAAGACTGGATAACAATTATTTGTGCGGAGGATGCTATTGCTTTACTCAAAGAGGGTATTGTCAAGGAAATTAGTTTAGACCACGATTTAGGATTACAAAAAACTGGATATGATGTTATCAATTGGATTGAAAAAGAAGTTATGACAAAAGGTTTTAATCCACCTATAATTCATATTCACACTGATAATCCTGTTGGGCGAAAAGCTATGAAAGTAGTTGCGGAAAGAATTAAAAAATATAAAAGAAATTTGAAAGGAATAAAAATGATAGAAAGAAGTGTATTGATAGAGAGACTTGTAGAAGCTTTAGAAGATGTCAGTGCTGCGGATTTTATTGATGAAATAAATCGAATTTTAGGAACAGATTATACTATTGATGATGTTTTATGGGATGAATAATGAAAAATATGAAAACGTGTCCAATTTGTGGTAAAACTTGTTATAGCAATGACTTTAAGTTTTGGTGTGATAACTGTAAAATAAGTTTTGAAGCATTCCCCATTGTAGAATATCCGAAAATAATGGAGAAATAAAATGGAAAATCGATTAGTTTTAACAGATTTGAACCAAGATGATGTTAAAATTATTGCTTCTCTGTATATTAAAATAATAATAGATGATGCAGATTATTTTGCTTATCTTTATGTTAACGATTATGTGAATTGTGTCGAGAGATTAAATAAAACCTTCGGAAAAAATAAAAATTCTGCTTGACTTTTTGGGTAAAATATGTTATACTTTAATTAGGAGGAAAAATGTATTATAAATTAACCAATCAAAGATTGCAGACTTATAACAATTGTCAATGGAAAATAGGAAAATGGAAACGAATAAATGATGATTGTCGAGGAAGTGGTTTATGTACCCAATCGTGGTTTCATTGTTATTCCTCTCCATTACTTGCTGTATTGTTAAGTCCTATACATATAAATATAAAAGACCCACGATTATTTCGAGTAGAGGTAAAAGGTAAAAAGTTATCGGATAAGGGTTTGAAATATGGTTTTACGATGATGCGTTTAGTACAAGAATTACCTCTCCCAGAGATAACGGTAACACAAAAAGTAGCTTTTGCTATTTTATGTGTTAAAGAAATAAATAGGAGCAAGAAATGGGATGATTGGGCAGATAATTGGTTATCAGGCAAAGATAGAAGTTCTATGACAAGTGTTAACATTGTTGAGACTCTTCTTTCTCCTACTGCTTATGCTGCCAAAGTTAGTGTCTTTACTGCTACTCAAGCAGTTAATGAAAATCCTGTTGCAAAGGCTATTGTTGCTCATAATGCTGCTTGTACTGCTGTAGAGGTTAGTGCTGTAAAAACTATCGATTTAATTAAAATTGCAAAAAAAGCAATGAAATTTTGAAAAAAGATTTTACTTGACTTTTAGGATTTATATGTTATACTTTAAATAGTATTAGTTCGATTAAAGAAATAAAAAAAGGATAAAAAAATGAAAAAGAAAAGACCTATAACTGAAGTATTTGCTCATATTGTATTAGATTTGACCTCTATAGTTAAAGCTGTTGGTATTGTTGGAGGGATTGATGAGGAAGATAAAAAGGAGTTTGTTAATGCTTGTAATTCGATATGGTGGGATAATCCAATTACTGTAAATGATATTGATTGGGAAAATTAGTTGAGAGATGTGTTATTAAAAGAAATTGGAAAATAAAATGACAACTATTCTACTTTTTTTGAGTGTGGTGGTTTTAGCTATATCTCTATCAATTCTCATACCAACAGACAGGACAGAATCAAAAAGAAGACGGAGGAGGAAATAGATGCAATGTCTTAATAAGTATAATTTACCTGAACGGGTAATAAGAATGTTATCTATACCAAGAAAGCCAGTAGAAGGTAGATTTTCAGTTACGAATCTGATTGAAGAACCTTTACCAAGACGACTTCTTTTAGATAATTGGGACGATGTAGTTATTGATTATTCTGATTTACTTATGTCTTTTCAGGGTATTGCAATGCACCGTCAATATGAGAAATTTGCAAAAGATGATGAAGAAGTAGAGCATAAAATTGAAACTCCTATTGATGATGTGATGGTAGTAGGAAAAGCAGATAATTATTTTGATAAAAATATCATTGATGTTAAACAAACGAAAATCTGGAGTCCTACTTATCCCTCTACAATTAAAAAATGGACAGCACAGTTAAACGTCTATGCGTGGCAACATAGATTATTAAAACAAGAGGTTAAGAAATTACTAATTGATGTTTGGTATAAAAATTGGTCAATTACTACAAAACAATATACAAAAGATTATCCTGAATGTGCTTATGAAGAAATTGAATTGGCTTTATGGAGTTTTGAGGAACAAGAAAAATATGTTAAAGGGCGATTAGAAGCCCACAAAAATCCAAAAGAATGTTCTACAGAGCAAAAATGGCAAAGAATTGAAGTTAGAAAAGAAGGACGGAAAAGCCCATTAAAAGTTTGTGATACTTTTGTTGAAGCAGAAAATTGGGCAAAAGATTTTATAGAAAGTGAAAAGACAAAAAAAGTAAAGGTTTATACAGAATTATCAGAACCATTGAATTGTAAATATTTCTGCCTTGCTCGCAGCATTTGTCCTTATGCGAAGACGTTAAAATAAAATCTATATTACACCTCAAAGGATAATTAAATGGAACAACAAGAAGAAATTAGAAAAGCAGTAGCTCTCAAAGCTGCTGTTGAAATGGCTGGTTATACAAAAGAAATATCAATTGTTGAGGTTTTAAATTTGGCAGATAAGTTTCTCATTTGGTTAAGAAATGATATAACTTTACCTCAACCAACCTTACAAGAGAAAAAGATATTGGATGCTATTAACGCCAAATTAGGTTTAAGTGAAGCTGTATTATATGAGGAAGTATTAAATTGGGCTGAAAAAGTAGTAAATAAACGAATTTATCCGTCAAGAGAAGAAAGCATACAGAAATTTATTGATTATTATCGGAGGGAAAAATGAAAAGATTTGTAGTACCAGTAGTAGTTGAATCTGTTTATGAGATAGAAGTAGATGCCTATGATAGAAATGAAGCAGAAAGATTAGCAGAGGGGATGAATGTAGATGATATTATTACTAATTACCTTGTGGAACAAAGAAAAGATTTTTATATTGAACCAGATTTAGTAAGGGAGATATAAAATGGCAGCACCTACAAAAACATTTCGTTTTGGTAATGTATTATTAAGTCAATTTGAAAACAAAAGTACAAAAGATGGAAAAACCTTTACTGTTGTATCATTTAATCCACAAAAAGTTTATAATCAAAACGGAGAAACAAAGTATAGTAGCAGCTTTAAGCCTAATGAATTATTCTTTTTAATCCAATGTTGTCAGGAAGCTGTAATAAGTTACTATCAAAAGACTTATAAAAAGTCTGAAACTTCGGAGAAAATTCCGTTTTAAGCTATGATGAATCAGTGAGGCAATGAAGTCTTTTAACCCTGTTCAACAAGAAATAGAAGAAGATTTTTGGGAACATTTTAATAAACCCAGGATGGGGATTAGTACAGGTTTAGCTTCTTTGGATGAGCTTATTTTAGGTTTTGGGCCGTTTTTGTATATTCTCGGTGGTGTTTCTGGAATTGGGAAAAGCAGCTTAATGGCAGATTTTATTTTGGCTGCTGCAAAAGAAGTCCCTGTTGGTGTATTTAGTATTGAAATGGGTGAAGATTTAATGATGGAACGTCTTATTTTCAATAAAGCAGATGTTAATTATCATAAAGCCCTGTGTGGTAGACTTACTGAAGATGAAAAAGAGAAGTTAAAAGAAACAATTAAAGAATTAAAAGGTCTGAAACAAATTGGAATAGATGCAGAAGCAACAATGTTTTATCCAGAATGGTTGCTGAAAAAACTTGATGAGAAACCTCTTAATTCTATCGAATATACAATAGAAAGCTGGTATGCTCAAGGATGTAGGATATTCTTTCTGGATTATCTTCAATTAGCTGATTATGGTGCTAAAACTGGCAGAGAAGATTTACGAATTAAACAAATGACAAGAACAATGAAACTGATGTCTGTAAGATTGAAAATTCCTATAATTTTATTATCTCAATTAAAAAAAGAAGTTGCTGAAAGAGAAGACCCAACTCCTAAAATAGCAGATTTGAGAGATAGTGGATTTCTAATAAATGATGCTGATGTTATACTCTTTGTTCACAGACCAGAATTTTATGAAAAGAAAGAGAATAGTTTATTTGAAAATACAGTTGAAGAGGCTAAAATAATTGTTGCCAAACACAGACACGGCCCTACAGGGGAAATAAACGTACAGTTTAAACCTTATTGTATGAGTTATGGAGAATTATGAAAATTCCAGAGTGGTTTGAATTTTGGTTTTGTCATTATGGTTGTGAAGGAAACGAATTAGAAATTGCTTATCGTGCTTACCGAAAAGGTAAAAAAGATGCTAAATGTTATTTTAAAGTGATTAAATTGAAAGATAAAAATGAATCCAGAAGAATTAGTAATACAAAAAGTTAATAAAAAAAGAGCTTGGTGTTATTGTCCCAAACATTTGGATAAATATACACCAAACCTTGAGATTTGCTTACAGGGAAAATATAGAGGTAAATGTTACTGCTGGGCTTGCGGGTACTCAGATTTTATAGAAGAGGATAAACTCAAAAAAATATTTGGAGAAGAGAAATCAATTGTTAAGAAACCGCTAATAAATTGGTTTAACTTGGCTAATTCTTATTTGGGGAAATCTGTAAATCAGATTGAAACTTTATGCAATAATTGGAAGATTAGTTTAAGTAGCTTATCTCATTTTTTAGTAGGATGGAATGAGGCAGCATATACAATACCAATGGTGAATGAAAATTGTATGACTATTGGAATCCAATTACGTTATCCGGATGGATTTAAGTGTTGTGTAGAAGGCTCACAATTGGGATTATTTATACCTTTTCTCTATCAACAAAGATTGGATGAAATTTTGTATATCTGTGAGGGATTTAGTGATACTGTAACTGTTTATGATTTAGGATTTTTTGCAATTGGTCGTCCTAATGCATTATCCTGTATGGAAATAATAGAAAAATTTATTGAATTAAATAATATAAAAGAAATAGTTATAGTTGCTGATAATGATAGAGCAGGAAGAGACGGAGCGAACAAACTTTGGGATTATTTGAAAGTAGTAAAACCTTCCTCCAAATGTATTATTACTCCGGATTTACATAAAGATATACGAGAAACATATTTAGAAAGAGGGAGAAAATTCACCAGAAAATGCTTGACTTTTAGTTAAAAATATGTTATATTATAAGAAAAGGGAAAAATTATGAATGACAAAATATATGAAACAATCGTACAGTTAGCTCAATCAGGGGGAACAACGGCAATTTGGTTATATGGGATTTATATCCTTGGAGGAGTTGCTAAGTTTCTTATAGGTTTTGGGTGTATTGGCTTTGCAATGATTAAATTCTGCAAGACTTGGAGATATGTCAATGAATTTAATAAAACAAATTGAGTATAATTATATTACAGGTTTGATATTTTTAATTTTAGGGATTTTTGTTCTTGATTTTGCGATAGGGCTTTTCGCATCAATTTGGAGTATTTTTGGTATTATTGTTGGTTTTAATGTAGTAATGACGATGAAGAATGATATAAAAATAATTGAACAAAATGACTAAAAAAGAAATCAAAAAACTTGATAAATTAGTAAGAGAAAAAGCTCTTGAGCGTTCAAACAGATGTGAGAAGTGTGGGAAAGGAGGAGTATTACACTGCCATCATATCTTTGGACGGCGAAGGCGGAATACGAGGTGGGACAAAAATAATATTTGTGTGCTCTGTCCTACTTGCCACGTTTTTGGATTAGATAGTGCTCATCAAGCTCCATTGCTGTTTGTTAAGTGGATAAAAAAGAAACGTGGTATAAAATGGTATAATAAGTTAATGAAAAAAGCTAATCAAATATCTAAAAAAACCTATGAAGAAGTATTGGAGGAAATAGAATGAGATTCAAAGTTAAAAACTTTGAAGAAGCTGATGAACCAACATTAACATTTGAGATTATTTCATCAGAGGATGAAATAAAATTGATTTGTGTAGATGATATTGGACGGAGATGGAACGTTTTATGGATTAACAGAAAGGGAATGCTCTGCAGATGTGAAAAATTATCCAATAATATAGGATTACAGGTTGATGATAAAGGTAGAATAAAATTGGAGAAGTGATATGAAATTTATAGGATATTTTCTTTTAATTTGTTTTATTCTTTTTTTGGTGGTGCTAACAGGATGTTCTACTATGCCTAAAAAAATAGAGACAATCCCTCCACCAACTGAAACTTGGAATAAGGTAGTTTATCAAACTCATTGGTTAGTTCCTTTATCTATTTTAGGAATAATGGGAGGGGTTTTTGTTTTAATTCTTGGAATATATCCGAAAATTGGAATTGCTACAATTATAACTAATGGAATCGGTCTTTTTATTTCTTTAGCAATAGCAAAGTTTGCCTGGTGGATGGCTTTAATAGGTTTAATCGGTTTGTTGTCGACAATAGGACTTGTAGTTTATTCTATATTTATAAAGGATAAAGCTATTAAAGAGCTTATTATAGGTGCTCAAGAATTGAAAGAATCTGTTTCTCCTATTTTTACAAAAGAGGAAACCAATAAAATACTTACTGATGGAATACAAACAAAAAATACACAGAAAATTATACAAAAAGTTAAAACTGATTTGAAAGTCAAAGGAGAGTTATAATGAGTGGAGATATTTCGTATTGTCGTGAATGCGGTTTGGTTTATAGAACAATTGCTGGACATTGGTGTCAAAGCGATTTAAGAGGACGTGTTGAGAAGTTAGAAAGAGATGTAATCCAATTGAAAGTATGTCTTGAAAATGAAAGAGAAACCAACAAATGGTTAAAAGAAACTAATAAAAAATTATTAGATAAAATAGGAGAATGAAATGAAAGTAGATGATTTTGAGATATTTTTAGCTGGAATTATTCAAAAGATAACTGGTACATTGAATTCTAAATCTAATGATTATTCCTATAATTCAGATAAGTTATTTAATTTTCAGTTACAGTCAAAAATTGACGGTATTACACCAATAGAAGCTCTTCGGGGAAATCACCTGAAACACCGAGCAAGCATCTGTCAAGGTTTAGACGAATTGCAAAAAGGTAAAATGAGACCTTATAAATGGTGGCAGGAGAAAATTATTGACTCAATTAACTATCATATCTTATTATTAGCTTTGATAAAAGAACAAATTGACAAAGGAAAAGTAAAATGAGATGTCCATATTGTGAAAAAGAAATTCCAGTTGTTTTATTTGATGAAACCCCAGGAGCAGTATTTGTTATTAAAGATTCGAGTAATAATTACAGTAATGTTTGGCTTGCTAAATGGGGAATTAAAAAGTATCCAGGATGTGTTATATTTGGTAGAGGAGTAAAGAATTACTCTCTATATTATGATGAAAATTTTTTAACGTTATCTGATAAAGAATGTGATAACATTTATTTTGACCATCCTAAAAAAGGAGAGGCTTGGCTTGTTAAACCCACAAAAGATGGATATGATTGGGAAAGAATTGATGATAAAATAGCTTTTTCAGATGAGGAGGATTGAAATGGGTGGATTTATTAGTTTTATGATTTTAATTATTTTCTGGATTATTCTTTTGGAGGAATAAAATGATAACTGCATACGAAAGTCAAAAGAGGAAATAAATGGAAGTTAGAGTTTATCCATATAATAATAATTATTCTATTTCTAATAATGGTTGTGTTTGGTCTAAAAGAAACCAACGATGGTTAAAACCAACAAAAGGAAATCACGGATATTATACAGTTAATTTAGGTGGTGGAGTGAAATCAGTTCACCGACTTGTTCTTGAAACATTTGTTGGGCCTTGCCCAGAAGGAAAAGAGACAAGACATTTAAATAGTAATAAAGCAGATAACAGGTTGGAGAACTTATGTTGGGGAACACGGAGTGAGAATCAATTAGACGCCGTTAGACACGGAACTCATAGTTTTATTGTACATAAACCATCAGCAAAACTAACCGAAACAGATGTTAGAATGATTATCTATATGTATCGAACTGGTTTGTTTACTCAAAAGGAAATTGCAAAGATTTATAATGTAACACGAGGAAACATTGGTTATATAGTAAATAAAAAAAGTTGGAGGTATTTATGGAAATAAATAGAATATCCGCTTATATGTCCCATAATATCAGAGGGCAGAAGGGTGCAAATGCGACTTTAGAAGAGATGACTTTTAACAATAATAAAGCAATTATAATTGCCAAGGAATTAAGAAGATTATATCCATTTCTTGATATTTATGTTCCCGCTGAAAATGGGGAATTTGATATTGAGTGTTTCTTTAGAGGTTATCTTACAGCGGAACAAATTCTCACAGTAGATTGTGAGATACTCCGCAAAAGAGATTTTCTTTTGGTATATAACTGGGAAGGTATAAGCGAAGGAATGGATATAGAAATAAAATATGCCAAAAAATTAGGGAAAAAGGTTATAGAGTTTAAATACTTAGGCGAGGCGATTAGCAAATTAAATAATTTCTTGGGAGTAAATTTATGAATATAACATATTTAGTACAACCGCCTAAACGATTTACTTTTGAAAGAAAATTAAACTAAAAAGAAGATTATGAAAGATTATTGGCTTACCAAGTTGATTAGTTCTGTTACAGAGGTTGATTCGAGAAAGAAGCTTCAAAAATCGATTTATCTTCTACAATACGCAGGTTGTCCATTACAGTTAAATTACATTTTTCATTATTATGGCCCGTATTCTTTCGAGCTGGCGGGGTTAATCGACCAGCTTAAAGGTGCTGGTATAATTGACGAGTCGGTAGTGCAAACAGAATCTGGCAACATCCAGTATAAGTCAAAAATAAGCAAGAAGGGGAAAAGTGTACTCGCAAACTTTCAAAGGAGCGAAACAGGCAAAAAGATGCATAGACGAATAAAACGATTTGTTTCCCCCTTTCAAGACTTAAATGACGAAGACCCTTGGGTCTTAGAACTTGCCGCAACTATTGCTTATTTTTATGAGGACGATTGGGAAAAAGCTCAAAAGCAGACAGCAACATTTAAGAAACTTCCAAAAAATGATAACAATCTAAAACAAGCTCGAAAAGTTGCTGAAACAATACTATAAAGGAGACTAATGAAATGGAAAAAGTAATAAAATGGTTCAATAAAGTGGAGGAATTATTGAGCGAGGTTAAAAGAATAAAACGTGAAGTTATAAAGATAAAACAAAGACAGAATAGCCTTGAAACCGAGATACAATTGGCAAATGAGGAATGCGGTGGTTTAGAAGAACGGTGTGAAAAGCTCCAAGCTGAAGTAGAATACCAAAAAGGGCTTAAACAGGAAGCATATCGAAGAAGCGACAAACTTGAGGCTGACAATGAGAGGTTGAAAGCCAAGATGGAAGATTATATTGGCCTTGCAAATGTTGTCGATAGCTTTGTTACCATACTTCCAAAGCATAAACTTTACGATAATATCCGACAGGATGTATTAAATTATTTGAGAAAAATAAAATCCGAAAGGCAATGAATAATGTTGATTTTAAGGTTTTGGTCGGAAAATTATTTTTGATAGGAGAATATAATGCTTGAATACCAATACTCAAGAATAAATCCGTTAAGATTTAGTAAAGATGAGATAGAAAAACGAAAAAACTGGCGTTGTGAACATCGTCATAATGGGATGAACCATCAATCTTGTTTCAACAAAGAACACGGTATCAAAGAAAGAGTGGCAGCATTTGATATAGAAGCAGGAGCTTTGAATGCAGACTTTGATATTACTTTAGCCTGGTGTCTTAAAACCATAGGTAAAAATGAATACTGGTATGACCATATTATAAAAAAAGATTTAGAAGATGGGATTTATGATAATAGAATTATAGAGTCTCTTGTAGAAACTCTGTGGTCATACGATAGGATAGTAACTCATTATGGCAAAGCACGTTGGTTCGATGTCCCATTTATTAGAGCACGTTATTTATGGCTTAAAGCACGAGGACTTTATAAAGGAGTAGATTTTCCTACCTATGGAATGTTATGGATTTCTGATACTTACTCAATGAGTAAAAGGTCTTTGAAAATTTCATCTCGCCGTCAAAATAGTGTGGCAAATATAATTCAGGGAAAGGATATAAAGACAAAAATAGAAAAGGACTTTTGGATGGCAATTAAATATGGAAATTCTAAAGAAAGAAATAAAGCCATTAAGTATATTAAAGAGCATAATATAAAAGACTGTGAGCAATTAGAAGGTAACTATCTTATTTTATTACCATTTTGTAGAGAAGTAAGAACCAGCATTTAGGAGATTAAAATGAATCCAAAAGTTCATCTTAGACTTCGTCCAGAACATCGTTTATGTTATGGTATATATTTTATTACAGACGATTTAGAAAGTACTCAAAAAAAGTATTTGGAAAATCCGCCTGTAATTTGGTATTTACAATCAGATGGAAATCTTTCCGAAAAAGTAGATGATATAGCTCTTTTTAAAACTCTTCAAGAAGCACAAGACTTTTTAGATTCCTGGCTGCCAAAAAAAGAATGGTTGACTATTGATGAGATTAAATCAGCTAAAAATGAAAAAGAAGCTCTTGATTTATCTATTGAGCATTGGAAACAAATATGTATTGCAGATTATGAAGATTTGAAAAAGGCAAAGGAAAAAGATGAAGTAAGTATAATGAATTTGTATTGTGCTTTATGTCAATACCATAAAGCTACTGGTCGATGTGATGATTGTATCTTAAAAGATGATGGAGTTTGCTGTGAAGAATGGCGGAAAGTTGCACAAAGTGAGAATGGTTTATCAACAGACCAACAAAAACTTGAATTTAAGAAAGCGTGTGTTCAAATGTTAAATAGATTGATTACTGAAAGGAATAAAATGGTAACTTACAATATTGATGGTAAAGAATTTTCAGAAGAAACTATTAAAAAAGCATTAAAGAAATACTGTGATTTTAAGGAGAAAGTTGAAAAAAGAATATTAAGACACGGAGATTTTGGGTATTATGCAGGAGAAGTAAATGACCCTTGTATTATTGAGAAAAGTGGAGATGCTTTATATATAACAGATGAGCATTCTCGCTGCCATTTTGAATTACCTCAACCTCGAATTGATACATTTAAGGTTGTAGGGAATATATTTGATATATTAAAAAAAGTAGCTGATGGTTATCGTATTGAAGTACTTAATCCTAATAAAAGATAAATCACAGACCTTTCCTTTCTCACTAAAGCAGGGACGGTAGTCGTCCCTGCTTTTAGTTTTTTAATATCATTAAAATTAAACTAATCAAAGCAGTTAAAGTTATACTCCAAGCGAGAATAGAATATCTAAAATGATGCTTCAGATGATTAGAAAATTGTTCTATTAGTCCATCTAATTTAACATTTATCTCTATAATTTTATCGTGGTCATCGTTCATATAAATCCTCATAATTTGCAGAAGTAATTAAATCCATCCTTGCTTTAGTTTTAACTTCCTCAATAACTTCATTTAACATTTCTCTGCGAGCATCCTCTGGAAAATTCTTATATTCAGGATTTGTAATTACAATAGTAAGATATTTTGTTAATAATAATTTTATATCCTCTTGGTATTTTTTATATCTTTTATCATTAAGATACCAATTGGTCTGCAATCTTCTTGATATTCCACCAATATCAATAGTTAAATCTCTCAATTCTTTACTAATATAACTTGGAAAACTTCTTCTGATTTTTCTCCCTGCTTCTCTTTCCTCCTCTATAATTTTATCCATAAAATCCCAATCTTCTCTTTCTTTTCTTATTTGGATTTCTTTTATAGTAATTTCAGGATGATATTCTCTCAAAAGTTTTTGAGCAGCAGGGCCAATATCATCCCAATTTCTTCCACCAAAGTATTGTTTAGATAAATTATCTTTTAACCTTCTCAGTTCTCCTCCAAGGCTTACAGGATAAGTTTGTACACCTATTCCGTGCCAGGCTAAAGGAGCAATAACAGTAGCAGTACTTAAACCTTGATAATTAGCAGCCTCAATCACATCCTGAAAAAATAAAGGAGTAAGTCGATTGTAAAATTGCTTTGCAACAGGGCCTGGTTCAAGTCTTAATTTTTCTCCTCTGTATGTTTCACCTCTCCACAAATCAATAGCTAAACCGGCGTGAGGAGATAATTTACTTTGAATAAATCTTGTGAGAATATCTTTTCTATCTTGAGTATAAAGTCTTTTGTCTGCTGTTCCTTTTTTCTTTCCTAAAATTATCTGAGCTGTGGTTCTTAAATACTGTTGGTAACCCCCAGTAATATCAATTCGAGTATTTCCGTGTCTAATTTTTAGAAAATCAGTAGAAAGTGGATTCCATTCTACCTCCACTTCCGGATGTTTATCAATCAGAAATAAAGTTGCAAGAGTAATACCTAAAAAATTAACTAAAGTACCTGCTAACATTTTTCTTGCAGGAGAGTATTTCCCTGCTTTTATTTCTGCTTTGGATGGAATTAAATCAGTAATAGACCGTATTATTGCTGCCTGGTATCTTGGAGCAAAAAAAGCAAGACCGAAATTTTGAAATTTTTGCAGTGCTTTCGGAAGTTTTCCTCTACCAGTCAAATCATTAGCAATAGTTGCTAAATCTCGCTGTTGTTGAGCAGTCATTGCACTTCCTTCTGCCATCTGTCTCATTTTGAAATACCAACCAAATCTTAATTCATTTAATGCTCCAACATATCCTCTACCCGAAGCTCTAACTCCGAGTAATTTTTGAATAATTCTCGAAGCAAACATCTCTTCCCGATTATTCAAACTATCCAAAGATGTTTCCTCTACTCCGTTTTTTATAGCTTCAGCATACAAAGGATGGGTTTTTCTCCTAAGTTCTGCAAATTTATAATACTTTTCACTCGCAAACATTCGATAAGCACGCCCAAGAGATTTAAAATAAAGTTTAGGATTTTTAAATAAAATCTTTAACCCTTGTCGAGTAAAAGATAAATCATAAGAAGTAAGTAGAGTCCAGGGAGCATAAGATAAATCTCGAAAGGTGTCTATTGCTTTTCTGAATTTACCTCTATCAAAATTATATAATGTTCTAAAACTTTCATCAGATAGAATACCAGCTTTATTCATTGCTGCTAATTCGTGTCTGGCAGGAATAAGACTTCTTGTAATTTCCTCTCCCTCAATTGGTATTTTTTCTTTCCCAAAAAGTAATTTATTGAGTCCTTCCTCTGCAGCTAATATCTCACCATCTGTAAGAACAGAAGAGCAAGTCATTGTATCATAAAGTAAATCTATATCATCAGAAGTAAAATAACTTTCAATAGGAGCAAGTTCTTTTTTCAATTCTCCTTTCATTGCTTGTTTTGCAATAGCTACTCTCTGTCGAGGATTTGTTACAGATTGAAGTATCTTTCTAAATTCTCCAAATCTTTTTCCTCTCTCTTTTGAAATTTCTTCTTTTTCCAATGGACGTATTGTTTCAAGTTGTTTAACAACAGCATCCATTTTATCTTTAAGTTTTTCTATTGGTATTTGTTCTTCTGGAATTAAAAGCTCTTTTTTTATACCCTCAATAGGTCTTATATTCTCTAATTCTCTTAATATAGAAGTTTTTTCTACTTCATTGAGATTGCTCTCTTTTACTGCTTTAACCGTATTTTGAACTTCTGTTTCTGTTGGTGCTGCTGCATAAGGAGTAGTACCTATTACAGCTCCACCTGCTCCCAAAACAGCTCCAGCAAATCCCCCACCTAAAGCAGCTTCTCCCATTCTGTTACCGATATTTAGATAATCAATTTCTCCTGTTTCTGTTCTGGGAATATCGTCTCTTAAAATATAAGGAACGGATATGCTTACTCCCTCTTGAGCAAATTCTTCTGCTGCTTCCTGGATGGAAAGTTTAAGAACATCTGCTCCAAAGTTTCTTATTTCTCCACCAGCAGCTTTCCAGGCTTTACTTCTTGCTAATCTAATAAAATTCTGTAATGTATGTTTTCCAGCAGAGTGGAATTTCAATATCTTACCAATCTGTGCAGCCTCTATTGCTGCATTTATTGTTCCTACAATAAGCCTTTCTGCATTAGCTTCCCTATCAGTTGCTCCTTTTTTTATTGCTTCATCATAAGCTTGGTCTCCCATTACACTAAAACCAGTTAAACCAGAACCTATCGCTGCTCCTGCTCCTGTTCCTATAGCCGCCCCAAGTCCGGCAGCACCAGCATAACCTCCTGCCAGAGCTGCTCCCATATATGGAAGGGTTTCTCCTAATACTCTGCCAGCCCAAGCAGTTGCTCCTTGATGAGTAACAGGAAATTTCTCTGCTGCTCTTTTAATTTTCTCTTTAGCTTCTAAAAGAACCTCCTGTGCTCCCATCGGTTTGTCAAAAAAAGCCAATGTCCCAACTATTCCAGCACCGACATTAAGAAAACCTCTTACAATTCCTTTACCAAATTCTTCTGCAAGAATACGGATTTTTCCTTCTTCTGCTGGTATTTCTGGAACAGGTTGAAATCCTGCATCTATATTTTCAGCCTGCCATCTTTGGAAACTTCCTTCAGGAGAAAAAAGCTGTCTATTTTGTTCTTGCCAATCTTGATAACTCATTTATATTTTCCTAATTTACTGCCAATAACCAAGAGTTTTCCCAAGTTCATAAGCCTCTTTTGTTCCTTGTGCCCTTAATTCTTGTGGAGTTGCTTGTTTTGGAGTTTGTTGTAATAATAAATCAAGAGGACTTCTTTTCTGAAATAATTCAGGGAATAATAATCTATCAGAAATATCAACTTCCGAAAAATCAAGAACCGTTTTTAATGTAAGTTTTTCTGCTTGGTCTGCTGTAATAATTCCACTTTCTTCTGCTTCTTTTATTTTATTTAAAGCTGTTTCTAACTTTCTTCTTTCTTCTATTCTCTTTCGTTCTTGTTCTTCAAAATCAATCCTTGATGCTAATTCCATTTTCTCAAGTGCCCACAATTTTGCACGTTTCTCTCTTTCAAATTCCAGATTAGCATTAAATTTAGCTCTTTCTAAATCTAAATCATATTGGAATTTTTCCAGCTCTTTTTGAGCCTGAAAAGCTCTTAACTCCTGTGCTTCTGCTCTGGCAATTTTTTCTTCTTCTCTTAATCGAGCGGCTTGACCAGCTAAATAAGCAGCTTCACCATATAATTTTGCCATTGGTTGTCGAATTTCGATTGCCATTTTACTTCTCCGATACAATTATAGTATCATCATATTGTATGATATTTTGTTCATTTTTAATCATTTGTAGACCTCGATGGATGTCTCTAATAATAACTCTGCGTATTTTCTCTTTTACCCATTGTTGGTTTGTATATTTCGGCGTTTTGTCTTTATTTAGTTCTTCGTTAGGATAAAGTTTAAGAAATCCTTCAAGCGCCTTATTTACTTTTTCACTTGGTATTTTAAAAGTCAAGGTATAGTCTGCCATTGTTTAATGCCTTTTAAGTTACTGGTTTTCCTAATTTATTAACGGTAAAATGCAGGTGAAGCACGATTAGTCGGGCATCTCCAACGAAGTCATCATTGACGGCATCTCTGAATACTCTTAATCCAATTACATCACCAATAGCGATACCGGATAGTCCTGTCTCAAAAGCTGTTCTTACCATATTTCCTTGTCCTGTATTATGATTTCCAGCTGAAAGTTGGGTTGTAGTAGTAGTTGCACCATCTACGGCCTCTCCTGGCTCAATACTGATATATTCTACTCCCCATTTTACTTTTTTTGTATCGTCAGCCTGATTGGTATCAAACATCCAATCTATTTCTATTTCAATATCTACTGTAGTATCCATTTTAAACGGAGAAACCTCAACGTAATAAGCCTGCTCATTTGTCGAATCATCAAAGTCAACAGTAGGTATAATTCCTTCCATTGTCTCTCCTGGTGGACTGCCACCTACAACTTTTTTGAATAGCTGTGCTGGTATTCTAAGGTGGCTTTCTACTCTCGCCGTACCATATAAAGTAAGCTTACCATCAGTATCAAACTTGACATAATCGGTAGTACCACCATCACCGAAAGTAGCATCCCCCGTAACATCCAGAGTACGAACAGGGTCAGTGGTCGAGCCTATTCTTACATTACCAGCGTGAATAGACTGTCCGCCTGCCGAATATATTGCATAATCCGTATGGTTATCACCGAATCCGGTTGGAGTTCCTGTTAGGAATAAACGATAGGTTTTTACAGTCGGGTCGTAAGTTGTCCAATCGCCTGCTGCGTTCGGAGTATAAAAATAACCACAATAAAACTGATAAGTACCACCAGCAGTACCATAAACCGTATTCTGATAATCTTGTGCCCTGAAATCTCCTCCATAAGTACCAGCAAGTCCCGTTTGGTCTTTCATCCGGTAGTTTATGCCCTGAAATCTCGCACCGTAGGCACGAGGATTATCTTGAGAAGCATCTTGACGACCAAGAGCTTGACAATAGACGCCGTAACAGCTTTGGCTTGTACCACTATAATTTACACTAAGATTTGCCGCCCGTGTTATCGTATTGCCGGAGCTATAAACATTAAGATTTTTTGTAGAATCAAGTGTTGTTCCTACCGCTACTGTCCCGTCAACAACTAAAGTACTGTCGGTATCTAAAGCACCTCCGAAATGACCTGCTCCTGTGGCCGTTAAAGGGCCGGTTATACTAACCGAGCCTGAGCCAGGGTCAAGAACAAAATCAGTACCATCGTGATAGATTTCGTTATCCTGCCCTTCACCGAAAATTATTTTCTGGTTATCTCCATCCAAAGCCCAGTTAGCACCGGAGGCGTCCCAGATGGCATAATCAACGTGATTGCCTTTCAGATATAAAATATAGACCGAGCCGGATACTTTATCATAAACATCCGAAGCCTCCAACTCACAGGCATATAAATTACCACTAATTCCAGAATGAGACGAGCCAACACCAACCCTCTGATAAAATCCGTGAGCATCGTCTTCTAACAAGCCAGTAGTAAAGTTTATAACATTATGTTGACAATAAATATCATCTTCTATCGTTCCGCCGCTCTGCTGGGCACTAAAATAAAAGAGATATGACTCTCCTGTTAAAGTTCCCTGCTGAAAATCTACTGCAACATTTAAAGCATATAAGTTACTTAAATTAGCGTTATTATTATGAACTAAACTTAACTCTATCCCTGTAAATCCACCGCCCGTCCCTGACGTTTTGGTATAATCAAGAGTTAAACCTGTAAAAGTAGTATCTGAGGTTATCGTAGAATTAGTACAGGATAAAGTTCCTTTAGCATCTCCACTACTTAATATAGATAATCCCGCAAAGGTAGGAGTAGCAGCAGTATGAATATCTTGAGGCGTAGAAAGGGTAATCGTCCCATCCCCATTATCAGCAACAAGAACCTGATTTGATGTTTCAGTTACCCAGGAAGCTAAATCAGTTGATGTTAAAAGATTGTTTGTATCTGATGATAATAATCTTGATGCAGTTAGTCCAGTTAAAGATAAATTAGCAAACGTAGGTTCAGCGTCTGGCCCTATTCTCAAACTTGAAGATAGGAGCTGAAAATTACGTCTTACTGCATTCCAATCTTCATTTTTGACTAATGGTAATAAACTCATTTAATATCCTAATCTTGTTCTACCATAAGCTCCTGTTGATGTTGCTGGAGAAGATGATGCTTGCGACCTTCCCGCCTCAATATATCGAACATATTCAGGATGTTTTTTCTTAAATTCTTCAATATATTTAAGATATGCTTTTTTTGTTCGTGGGTCAGAAGCACCCTTACCATAAAGTTTAAATCCTTGTAATCCAGGGCCTCTTATCCAATCAGAATAACTTAAAGGTTTAGCACCAGTATATCCTGTTGCAGTTTCTTTACTCTCAAAATCAATATCCATACGAGGGGTTTCAGGTTCTGCTTCTCCATAACGTCCAACAGTTACTCCCCGTGGAGCAGCACCTTGCGGGACAGCACCTTGTGGAACAGCGCCTATACCGCCTGATATTCCACCATATCCTCGTTGTTCCCAAGGTTGTTCTCCAAGAGACCAGCCGCCTCCCATAAAACCAGCTTCCCAGGGAGATGGGGTTTGTTCTACTATTCTTGTGGTTGTTCTACCACCAGCTATTCTACCCCCATAACCAGCAGCTTGTCCCATAGCAGAAGCAGCTTGCATAAATGGCATATAATCAGGATAAGGTTCTTGTATCCTCTCAAGAAACCCTGCTTTTCCCATTTGAGCTTGAGTAAGTCTTTCCATTCTTATATCTTCTAACTTCTGGCGGGCAGGCATACCAATTTCCTCTTCCCATTTTTTAGGCAATCCAGCAGCTAAAGTAGTACCATAAAGTCCTGAACTTACCAATTGCTGCATAGCAGCAGCAACATCTCTTGTTTTACCTCTTGCAATTTGAGCTTCCATTCCTGCGCCATAAGCACCGCCAGGACGAAACCTGCCAATTATTTCATCAAAAATAGCTTCTACTTTCTGTTGTCTTGCAATGTTAGCTGCTCTTGCAGCAGCTTCTCTCTCTTCTACCTTACTTAATAAAGATTCTAAAATATTTGCCATTATTTAATCTTTCCTTTCGGCTTTATATTAGCAAGTACACGATTGACACTCCAAGTCTTGGAAGCTGTATCGTTTCCAAGTTTTAATCCTAAATAAGCCCCCCTTACTTTTTTTCTAATTTTGTGTCTGGACTTTCCATCAGTATCTCCTACGCCCGTCAATGTTCCCGACTCCCTCGCAGTTCCTCCATCTATTATAGTTTCTAATACAGTTTCTGCATCATCTCCAACGTGAATTTCATAATCTACTGTATTTGTATCTCCAAATGTATCGCTTGTTCCACCACCAGCTAATTCAAAAGTCAGAGAAGTAAGTTTCCCTTCTTTATCATCTTCCCCCATTTGATGAATAGGCCAAACTGCATAAGAATCTATTGCAGTGTCAGTTTCTCCTGAATCATCATCTTTTGCAGAATCGTCAAAAACTCTAATATACCCATCCTTACATCCTAATAAAAGCCCTTTATATGTTTCATCATTATGAGGATAATAGAATATAGAATATGCGCCACATTCATCAGGATAACTTTCAGGATAAAATCCTTTTATATTAAGGTCATAAAAATAATTAGAATTAGAGCCATCTGTTATTAAAGTAATACAAATTAAAAGTCCGTTTCTTTCTCTATCATAACCCATTGTTATTCTATGAGTATCAGCATCAATAGAATTATCATCTATAATATCAGGAATAGCTGATTTAGATATACATATAGGATTTCCTGGCCCACCTCCTGTTAGGGGAGACATATAAATACCATCTGTACCAAAGAAATATAAATTCCCATTATCATCAAAACAATAACTTTGAGCACCAAATATCCCAACAGTAGAGCTTAACTCAGTAATAGGGCCACCACCAAAGCAAGGGTCTCCTTTTAGAACTTGAATTGAATTAGCACAACCAAACATTAAGAAGTCATCACCATAAGGAATTAAAGCCTTAACAATATCTGCAATTTCTCCAGCATCAGCATTTTGACCCGCAACTGGAGACTGAGCATCATTAGCAGCATAAGCCCAATCCCAAGGATTTGCTTGCCTCGACATATACCACTGATTGGGATATTCAGGATTTCCACTTAAAACACATCTCCCACAATATCTACAACCTAAATATGCTTTATTCGGCAAAGAACCATAAGAAATACCACCAATAGTAGGATATTCTGTCCAATCATACCAATGAGGGGGAGATACAGGAGCAGCGTCAGTTGTAAAACTTACTGCTGTTGGAGTTCCACTTGCATTAGTCCCTGTAACAACTTCACCACTTTGAAATGTTCCACTGGTAACATAACCATAAATTAACGCAGCTCCATCATTAGCATTACAATAATCCACAATCATAGTAGCACCACCTTCACCTGTAAGGATTGTCCCTTTCATCGGAGCAACATTAGTTTCATCATTGGGTCTAACATCCGCAGTTGATAATTTGGTGTTTATAAAATCAATTACTTTTAAATTTGAACCATTAACTACAAACCCTTTCTGAAAAGCTTCAAATATTATCAATTGTTCAGTAGTATCTATTGGTCCACTACTTGTATCTAATTCTACCATATCTCCGGCTGCCACATCTACATCCTCATAATAAATTAAATCACTTCCAGCTACTACAAGCCGCTTCTTCTGACCTTGTTCTGTAAGAGATACTGACATTATATATTCTCATAGTAAATCTTATTATTTGCTACAGCTATTAGTCTTTTTGCATATTTACCAATGAAACCACCACCTTCACCTGGATATTGCGAGTCTGCTGGTGTAATCTCTTCACCATATTCGTAAAAATTTATATCAATATCAGTCTCATCTGTCCAAGTACTTCCGCTATCGTGGCTTGAAAGAGCATAACCACCAGAATAAGTTGGAGAAGTATCATCATACGAAATACTAAAAAGTCCTCCTGCTGTTGTCCTTAAAGTTAAAGTATATTGTTTTCCTGCATAAACCTTCACAACAGGGGAAAAATAAAAATCGACCCATTTATATATAAGACCAATTTCGTTAGCTCCAACAGAAGCAGTACCTATAACAGTACTTGGATGTCCATTTCCATCTACTCTGCATATATCACAATATAATTTTTTGTCCTCAGCACAATTTTCACCAACGTACATCCGTACTCTATCTATTTCGTGAGAGGTTTCAACCGTAAATTGTTGAGCACATCTATATCCTATTGATTCTTTAACGGTAAAATGATAGTCGTATGAACCAGTATAATATTGTCTTACAGGACTACTCATTAACTCACACTCGTAATAGTACACATATAAACTATTGGATTATCTGTGTCGCCTACTCTACCTGTACCCCATTTATCCAATCCAGGCCTTTGACCTAATCTAATCCTTTTCTCCAGTACATCACGAGGACGAACATTATTCATATAACCAGATGTCCCTGGCTGTTCTCTATTTACAGGGAATCCTTTGGATAAACCCTTTATTGGAGGTATTAGTTCAACAATCATAAAAGTTTCCTCATATAAATCTACTGGAGTTCCTTTGGGTATTACTTTTTCCTCCTGAGCCTTCTTCGTCTAAGCTCCTTTAGAGCTTTCTCTGTTTTAGGTCTAATGTAAAGAGACTTTATGGTTCGTTTTTTTATTTTTCTTGGAGGAAGTTTTATTCCTTGTTCTTTTTCAAGTTGCTTAAGCCATTCTGACCAAGAAAAAATTAAGGTCGGCGGAACTCCCAAATCTTTTTGCTTTTTCCAGTATTTCAAATATGACTCTTTTAACTCCTGTCTTGTAAATTTTTTAGCCATTGTTAGCTCCAGTATAAGATGTCAACCACATCATTTTCAGCTTCACCAATAAAATAAAGACGATTCAAATCATCTATTGGTAATCGTAGATACATCGTATTTTCATTAGCTAATAGTTCTTCTGGAACTGGTATCCCAGTAGTTGCTGTACAAGCAGAATCAATCCGAACCCTGATATTTGAACTTCCTGATTTAGCAACCATAATACATTCTTTACAAGGAATACTTCCTGACCCATCTTCGCCTGAACCACCTCTTATCTGATAAGGAGAAGCTGGTATGGTTACTCTATTAGAGCCTCCACTTGACGGCACTCTTGTCCAATCTGTATTCTCATATTTACTCACGTTTTACCTCCTTTACGAAGCCTTTTCACTATGTATTTCTTGCCAACCAGCAGTGTCATTTACCCATTCCAAGGAAACATAATCCCCAGCAGTATCTAATGTGCAATCATCTCCAGTATCTGTGGTTACAGTTACCGTTATTGAATTGTCATTAGAAAGAATTGTAATCAATAACCTCTGGCCTTCATAAACACCATCAGAAACAGTAATAGTAAAATTCTCGGGAGCATCACTAACAGTAATTACTCTATCCTCAACAAAATCATCACTTGTTCCACCCGCTCTTGTAGTGTAATCAGCGGTAACCGCTTTCGTACGAAAATCGTATGCTTTGCGTCTTGTCTCAAAATAATTCGTAACAGACATAATTTTTCTCCATTAAATGTTTTAGTTTAATCAATCTCCACTGTACATATTTTCAGTTGTGATGTCCACATCTGAAATCGTATTGTAATCACGAGGCCAAATTAAATGAGGCCCATATAAATTTCCAATATAACTACCATTTATTACCTTATCAGCAACAACCATCCTTCTAATTAGTTCGGTTGCTAACTGGTTATGTATTCCAAGCTCCCCTTTATATTGATGTTCAGCCACAGCTAAACACGACTCTAATATAGCTTCGCTTAATCTCACCCCACCAACTAACAAATTAGTTACATCCTCTGGTTTCGATGGGTCAAAACGATAGAAAAAAGAAAGTAAATAACCCTGATTTGGAGTAGGGTACAACCACATTTCATATTTTGTACCTGTTTCCAAACTATATCCAGTTGAAACAATTGCATAATATTCAGGATAAGTACTATATCCTGCTGCTGCCCTTTTTCGCATTATCCAATTTCCATCAACTTTAGTTAATTGAGGATAGCCTGTATCTTTATCAAAAACAGGGTCAGTTAATATCTCTGAAAAATCGTCAGGTAAAGCATATTTCCATTCACTATTAGTTGTGAAAGTATAATGCTTACTCAGAAAACTCCAGTGATGTAATTTACCTGTAATATCAAGAGGATATAAAAAATTCCTATACCCCCTCCAGACTATCTTCTTAACTTTCTTTTTATCAGCATCCGTAGGGGAATCAGTAAAACCAAGAAATTCAGCAACTTCTTTGTATATATCAGAAAATGTTAAACTTAGTTTTGCCATTATGTCCTTCCAGTATAAAGATTAGGGTCATACATTCGAGGGAAAGCCTTATCCTGTATCATTAAAGCATTTATCATTTCAGCAGCTTTAGCTTCTTGTGGGCCTACTTCTTCATCTTCCTGAAGTTCAGCAGCAGCTAAAGCACATTGCAAAATTATCTCTGAAACTCTGGCAGTTCCAACAAATACATCAGTAGTATCGATAGGCTTTTCAGGGTCAAAAATATATGTATAAGAATAATCATAAGAAGCGTCAGGCGTTTTCCAAAAAATTACTTCCTGTTTCTGACCTACTGTACGTTCATAAGTCGAAGGTCTTATTGCATAATAAGAAGGCGTTCCTTCAGCAATAGACTCACTTCGCATACCAAGTATTTGAGATTCGCTTCTAAGTTCAGGATTATCCTTATCCTCTCCAGTAATAAACTTAAAACCACTTACAAGATTTACAAAATCATCAGGCAGAAGATAAACCCATTTTCCATCTTCTACTTTTAAAGTAGCTTGTTTTCTTAAAAAACTCCAATAATAAGGAAATTTTGTTTCAGGGTCAATAGGAAAAAGGAATCTACGATAACCTCGATAGGTTAACTCTTTAACAGAGGTTAAAACATCAGAATCCGAAGGGGCAGAACCTGAACCCAAAAACTCAGATACTCTATTATACACATCCTCAAATGTTAGTCGCAAACTACTCATTCTTATCCCTCATAAACGATTTGGAAGGAAGCCCTTTCGGGCCTCCAACCAAATCTAAGGAGACAGAGAATCTCCGTCTCAAAAATAATTATTCTAACATCCTAAACGCCTGGCCCACAATAAGAGGAGCATAAGCCTTATTTATTGCCTTCTTTAGAAGAACAACATCTTCGGCGGATACCTCAACTTCGGAAGCTTTATAAACCTTCAAGGCTAAATCATATTTATTAGCCTTAATTGCTCCTTCTTCTTCTTTTTGTGGAACTAAAAGAGCATTTGCACAAACAGAACCAAGCGTAACCTCCTTGTCTTTATCCTTTATTACCTCTCCATCTAAATCATAAAACTTACTACTAAAATCTATTAACATAACTGTCTCCTAAAAATAAATTTGCTGACTAAAAATTATGCTCTTGCGCCTAACTGTGCAATCTTTACCCAATCAATATCCATTTCAGCATCTTCATCTGTTGCTTCAACTTGAGCAACAACACTTAAACACATAGCAGAATTAGGAATCTTTGTAGTAGTTGAACTGGTTTCTACCAAAACACCATTAACATAAAATTCAACAGAAGTCAAACCTGAAATCCTGAAACCAACTGTCATATAAGTACCATCGGTATTATCTGCAACATTAGCGGTAGTTTCATCAGCATCAGCACGAGAACAAATACAACTAATCTTATTATCAGTAGATGCAGCGTGATGGAAAAATCCACATTTATCACTTGCATCATCTATTACACCACCATCAATAAGAGTAGTATCAGTTTCAGCAAGACCAATATAATACTGGTCAGTTGCGTCATTCATCTTAACTCTGGCCTCAAACCAAATAGTTTTGCCAGCAGCAGGAAGAAATCTACAATTCAACAACTGTCCTTGAACACCATCATCTGCCGAAGCGTGTCCACCTGAATCAACGTGCAATGCTCCACCCTCAGCAGCAAGCAAAGACATTGTACCAGATGTAACTTGAGTAATTGTCCAACCTTCGCCTGAAGCAAGATTTTCCGTACCCATAAAATCGTTGAAATAGACGATACCGAGACCAGGATTTCTCTCTATTTCTTCCCAAGGACAATCTTCCCAAAGAGCCTCACTTGGAGCAATTCCAAGAGTTCCATTATAAACAGTTCTTTCAGAGGGTTCGTGCAATCTCGCCAATACAACACCTGCTGTACTTGAACGGTCAACGGTCTCAACTGCTTCAGCAACACAAACACCCATACCAACTTGTGTCGCATTTACAAGAGTAATTTCCCCGTGTTCAAGATATAATGGGTCTTTTATCGTAATGCTCTTATCTGTATAAACAGGAACAATAGCCCCATTTGGAACATAAATATCAATCAAACCTGGATTCGTAATACCACCAAAACCTTCAGCCACAACACCAGCAAAAAATTCAGCATTGTCCGCAGAAGGTACTTCTACTCGTAGATACTTACCTTCATTTTGATACCCATCCGTAGTTGTGGAACTTTCCGAATTATCATAAGTATCTACTCCATACCAGTTACTGGTAGTATCATAGTTGTAACAAACTGGGCTACCTTCATATAAAGTATCTGTACCCTCATAATAAACTCTAATTCTTTGAGCACGAGGGTTTCCATAAGTCATAGGAATAGACATATTATTCTCCTTTTCTTTCTAAACAATTATCCAAATAATCCATTTTTACTATTCATTTATAAACTCTTTTATTACGAAGGAGTTGCGGTAGAGTTCGTAATTAAATAGCCTGCGTATTTAGGACTGGAATTGCACCAATTCTGATAAACCAAATCAATAAACAAACTTTCCATCGTATGATTATCAGCAACCGGACGAGTTACTACTCTAAAGTTCCAGTTTTTCAAAATCACAGGATACAATACATTATGGTTAACCCCGAAAATAGGGTCAGTTCCATAAACTGAAGTATTTGCAGTATTCAAAGGTGGACAATACACCATTGGAATACCATTAAATGTTGGAGTACCATAATGACTATTAGGATGATAGCCCATATTATCATCTGATTTAGCATAAAAAGAATTTAATTTACTAATAACATTTTTATTAGTATAGGTTGCAAAAGTAACTCTTTCCATTTCCAAAGTTCTTGGAATAACAGGAGGTTGAAAATTAAGTTCCAAATTAGCTAAATCAAGAATAGTCAATAAGCTATCATCAATGTTACCATCGTGGTCAGCAAAATAATTTGCAAAATCTGGATTGACTGTAGATGTACAAGTAACCCCAGCCTTCGCAAAAGTATTGCCAGGAGTATTTCCATCATTGTAACAGCCATAATAACCATTAAAACCACCAGTTTGACCAGTAGTTCCAAGAGAAAGCCAGCTCGATATACCATAAGGATTATCGGTATCCGTTGCACTGGTAGGCCCAAGAACACATCTTAACATAACTTCTTCAACCAAATCCTTTATCATTGACTTTTCCTGTTGTTCCGTTGTATTATAAATCTGCAACGGGCCTTTGTTAATATCCTGCTCAATCAAACTATAAAGCATACCAGCAGAAGAACGTCTCCACTTCAATTTATATTCTTGATTGATATTCTTTTTCACTAAAGAGTCAGGAGTATAAAAACTACCAGTCGTTACATTACCCTCTGAAGCAAGAGTAACATTACCAACTAATTCATCCCCACCAGTTTGCTGAACATTTCCCTTAAAATAAGTGTTAAAAAATTGATACGTTGGATAAGCATAAGTCGCCAGAGGAGGGTTCTTTCTCAAAATAGCCTCAAGTGTAGCTTTCTTAATATCCAACGCTTGTTCAAAACTTGGACTTGCCATAGTATTACCTTTCCTTTCTCACTAATTTTAATCCATCTTAACACCGGCTTTAGCTGCAATTTGTCTTACTATATCAGCTTTAGCCTCATCTTCATCCACATATTCCCTTACCAAATCCTTATCCTGATGTTTTGCAGAAAGTCTTTTTTCATTCTTTTTTAATCTTTGAATAGCCTTTCTTTCAACATCTTTTTCCAAATTCAATCCTTTATACCAAGCCAAAGCATTTTTCATTGCATCTTCTTTTTCTTGTCCGAGCTGAACAAATTTCAGATATACGTCATATACTTGACTTCTTGCCTGAAATGCCGGACTTAAAGGAAGATATTTTCCTTTATTTGGGCCAGATGTAAATTTTGGTAAATCCTTTGTTAAACCAAAAACCTCAAAATCCTTACTTGCCTCATCAAACGCTTTGTTGGCATAATCCTCTAAATCAATGAGAAACTTTTCAGTTTCATCTTCTTTGACTTTACCTAATTCTTTCTTTAGGTTGTCAAGTTCTTGCTTTATTTTTGCTAATTCAGAAGCATCCTCTTTAGAAACTTCTTTTACTTCCTCTGTTTCCTTTTCTGGAAGTTCCTCAGACTCTTCCAAACTTTCCTCTGTCCCCATCTCTGCTAAAAGCGAAGCCATTTCCTCTAATTCTTCATCACTAAAATCTGAAGAGGTTTCAATAATTTCTTCGTCTGTCATCCCAGCTTTTCTTGCTGCTTCCACAAAAGAATCAGGGAGAAAATCACCCTCTTCCTCATTCTCCTCCTCTTCCTTTTTCCCCATTACTTTATTTATTAAACGAGTAACAAGATTCTCTTTTTCTTCAACCTCTTTTTCTGCGTCTGTTTTTTCTTCCTCTATATCCTCAATTTCCTTTGTTTCAATATCAGTTTCTTGACTTTCTACTTCTGGATTCTCTGTTTCCTGATTTTCTATTTCAGACATTTTTTATCTCCTCAACAACGGCATTTAATACTGTTATAATTCTACCACAATCTTCACATTTATATTTTTTATAAACAAACATTCCACAGATTTGCGAATTAGTTTTGTTTTCAAAATTCCCTTGGATACCCGTATAATCATCTATCGCAATTAGCTTATTATGCTCACACATATTCTATCTCCTCATTTCTTACAAATATCACAGTATTTTGTCGCTGTACTTTTTGCTTCAAAATCCTCCCCACATTTAACACATTTCTTTTTATATGTAATTTTCTTTTCAACTTCGTGGTCTTGTTTAATATGTCTCCCAATTGCCTCATCAATCAATCTTTGAATTTTCTTTTCAGATAAAGATTCAACCAAAATATCTTTTTTTGGTTGAGGAGGTTCTCTTCCCTCCCTTGTACATAAATCACATTTATCTGGATTTTTTTCCGTTGGACGGAAATTACAATGACAGACAGGGCACTCTTTGGTATTATACATTTCTATCTCCTTTACATTTTTTACATACTGGGCTTTTTATTTTTTCTAATACTTTCTTTCGATGGTTAATAAAAGATTGTACAATAAAATATGTTTGTTTATTAGTTAATTTTTTACCACAATTAGAACATAACATTTTAATCTCCTTGGAGCTGGTCAAAAAGATTAGGCGGATATTCACAAAAGCCCCGCTCTTTCATTCTCTGTAATTTCTCTGCTCTATTCTTTATCTTCATACAAAGCCTATGTCCTTTTTTAACCCATTCTGCCCCTGGATGAACTTTTCTTGCTTCTTCTAATTGAGAAGGATAAATTGCAAGAGCATTTGATAATCTTTCTCTATCTTTATTAAGTTCATTAAAATTGCCTGAATTTGATAATTCAGATTCTACATCTCTTTTTGTTTTACCACCACATTCACAATTAGGTGAATTGTTTCTTTCAGCAATAGTAGAAAAATAATTAAAAACCTTTTTACAATCAATACATCTGGCAGTATATTTTGGCATACTAATTCCCTTTAATTACCTTTTCTAATTTTGCTGCATTTTATGCAGCATTTTTACCAATTACCACATATTCTACAAGAACAGCACCAGTATTCGCTTTTGCATAAACCGTACCGGAAGGCTTAAACATTGCTACATCCCCAGCAGCAAGATAAATATTTGCACGAAAAGTCGATGCAGTATAATTACAATCAATCTCAACATAGTTTGTACTATCAAGATTTTTTATTATAATAAATTCAACAGTACCACTATCTGCTAAAATCTGACCGACATCCAAAGCCTCCTCAGTAGTATCAATTTCGTCATAATTATACATTACTTTTTCAGGAGTTGTAGTTGAAAACTTTTCTATAAAAGAAAGCTCTTTTCCAAGACCAGTTACTTCAGCTATAACAGAAACATTACAAGCAGCAGCCATTTATTTCCCCTTATTTAATTTTTGTTATTGTTTTCTTTGGTATCCATAATATACCAGTAACATCATTTTTAATATCTTTTCCTATTGTATGAGCAGTTTTTATAAAATTTTTATCTTCACCAATATAAAAAGCATTTGTAAAACACAAAACTTCATCATCAGGTTTTATCACTTGTGATGTTGACTTCCATCCTGACTTTTCTATTGCATCAATCCATTCTATGTAAATCTTCTGTCCCCATTTTCTCTTCATTTCTTTTTCCTCCGTAGTCTCTTTGGTAATCCCTTTCTTTTTGTTTTTGCATAATGCTCAAGTTCTTCCACAGTCATACTATTATACATACTCAAAGCAGAACCTTTAAGTTTATCCACAGGAAATTTCCCTCTTTTTGCTGCAAGAGCTAAAGCTGCTGCTATCTGTTGTGATTTACTAACTGCTGGCATAATTAACTCCTCCTTCTACCTCTTGCTGCCATTTTTTGAAACCTGGCTTGACCATATTTTCTACGACCAATCCAAGCAGCCAAAGCTCCAGGAGTTTTAATCTTTTTTCGTTTCCCTAAAACTTTTTTCAAATGTGCAAAACGCCCTCCTTCGCCAGGAGGAGTTTTTTTCATTACTTTTTCGTGCTCTTCTTTTGCAGCAGTAGCTTTGGAAATACTACCCTTGCCTCTCTTTTTCCTTCTAAGTCTCATTTTAATTCCTCGTTTCTTAAAACATTTAATTTTTGTCTATATTTCTTTATAATATCAGATATATCACATTCCAAACTCGCATATAAAAAATCTTCTTCTGTTAAAGTTCCCCACCTATCAATAGGATGTGAAAACGAACATTTTTTACAAATAAACTCTTTTGGCCCTAAATGACAAATTTTCCCACATACAGAACAAAAAGTAAATTCACCTGATTTTATGTTTTCAAACACTTAATCCATCTCCTCTAATTCTTTCTCTATTTTATATTTATCTATAACAATTTTACAAATTTTAGCAGGTACAATAAAGTTATTTCCTTGTGCTCCTCTAATTGCACCCACAACAATACCCAATATATACCCTCTTTTATTATAAACTGGGCAACCTGAATTGCCTGGATTTATAGCAGCATCTGTTAAAACTAAATTCTTTTCACCAAAAAAATCTTCATCTATATTTACAGCAGAAATAATTCCTTCAGTTCTTACCGGCCAATACCCAAATGGATTACCGATAACTATAACACTCTCTCCGACTTTAGGATTAGAAAATACTGCTTTCGGTTCAATTTCAGGAGTATCTACCCTAATAATACCTAAATCTGTAATATACTCATCAAGCAAATACCAACTTGCAGCTTTACATTCCCTACCATCTGCATAAACAATAGTTATATTATTTGCATCTTTTACACAATGTCCAGCAGTTAACAATAAATTATCATCTATAAAAACAGCAGACCCTTCCCAACTTTCTAAACCTCCTCCCCATTCAGAAAAATAAATTCCTTGAACTTTTATTTTAACAGCTTCTGGAAAAACAGGATGAATATATTCGTTTATCTTAATACTAAACAATAACAAAAAAGATAACATCAAGGGTATTAAAAATCTCTTTCTCATTCTTCTTCCTCCTCCAAAGCAGTGCGTTCCTGCTGTTGTTGAAAATTAGCTTCCCTGTTTTGTTGGTTTGTTCCAAAAGCGTCAGAAGTTTGTCCAAATTTATTTTTCTTTGGGAACATCATAAAAGGAGCATTATCAACATTAGTAGGTACAACAGTTTTATAATAATGTTCAAAATTATCAAGACCAAAATAAGAGGCCATAATCTTTGTTACAAGAGGTATATCCAATTGAGCACCTTGAGCAGCAGCAATTTGCATTGTTGGTAATAACCACTGTGTAGCAAACTGCATAGTTTTTGCATATTTCTCTTCTGGAGATATTCGCTGTGTTGAATAAGGAATTATTTTGAAAATCAAATCATAAAAATCTCCAACTTTATCAGCCTGAGAAAGAACAACCGGCAGTTCTCCAACTCCAGGTATCTTAATAATATCTGGAATATAAACAGAAGGGTCTGTTAATATCCCCCAAGCAAACTTCTTCAAAATAGACTCAGTAAAAGAGTGAAAACGATTATACATTGTTTCAATTATTCTACTGGCGTTGCGAAAAATCATCTTCTCCTGACCATAAGTAGGAGATTGTGCACCCCTTCCTGCAACTACATCTGCATTTACTCCTGTTTTTGTAAAAGCATTTTCTGCAAAACCCATCCAAGTATAATTCTCCGGATTTACTCCACCAAGAGAAATAGCCTTAATCAATTCAGTAGAAGATGCTTCTAAAACATCTAAGTTTTTAGCATTAACAATTTTCTTTCCAGCCTCTCTTGCTTCAGGAGGAACGAAAACAATGTTCTTTTGACTTTCTGCTTGTTCCCTTGCAGTTTTGGCTAACACATTCATAGTAACATCAAGGTCGTGAATAAACCACATAGGGGGAAGGGGAATAGGAGTATCAGGATACCACCGATAAGCCAAATAATCATAAGGCCCGCCACGAGGGCCATCCCATTCAACCTCTCTTAAAATAACAGCCTTCTTTCCTTCCGGCATAATTGTTTTAATTGTATTATCATCTTTACAATAAATATCAATAAAGGTGCTGTAACTCCTTAATGACATTCTATTGTAATCAAAATTCGGAGAAGATATTTCTTCTGCGCCAAATTTTGTAGCTAATTTACAATCAGGTTTAATATGGTCAGCATATTTTGAAAATAAATCCCTTGCATAATCTGTTGGAAGCCTATAAATATCTCCCTCAATCACAAAATCACTACGTCTTTTTGCCGAAGGGTCTCCAATATAATTCGCAGGGTCAATAACTATTACTCTTGGAGAACCAGCTTTAATAACATCATTATCTAAAGAAATAACCCTATCATATTCAAAAATTGTTCTGGTTATTCCAGCTCCAAACATTGAGTTTATCACAACAGGGATTAAAACATTTTCAGCAAAGTTATATTTCTCCATAAGAAAATTTAATCCAAGTTGAACTGTTTTTGCCCACGGTCTGATATTAGGAATTTTGGTTTCCACAAGGACTTCAGGATTTCCTTCTACAAGATAAGGGACAATAGTAAATAAAGCTCTATCAATAAGATTTATCAAATGTTCCCTATCATAAGTTGAAGAAAAATATCCAGAAGCCCACAATTTAAGCAATTTCTGATTTTTTCTTAAAGGCTCTTTCCACTTTTCCCGCCAAGCCTTTGCCATTATTTGCAACTTAGCTGGAAAACTTTGTTTCAAATTATGTTCGTATAGGTCAATAACTCTTTGGCTCATCTAAATAAGTATTCCCTTCTTCTAAATTTTTCTTTTGTTTCTTTTTCTTGGTCTTTTTTCTTTTCTTCAAAAAACCTATGGGCGAAAGTTCCGAAGGGAGCATCATTTTTTCTTTCCCAAAATCCAGGAGGAGCATCCCTTGTCCCTAAAACACAAAGAGCAGCAGCTATAACTCTATCTCCGTGTCTTTCTCTTGCACCAGAAGATAAATCAGCTTTCGCACTTGACGTTATTTCACTTCCAACATACATATAATCTCTTAATTCATTTAAGAGGTCTATATCATAAATTTTTATTGCTTTATATTTTTTATCTAATAATCCTCCACTTAAAGCTACTCCCAGTTCTCCTAAAAGTTGTTCTTTAGTTTTTCTATTGCTTCTCCATCCATATCTTCTACCAATTTTTCTAATTTTAGTATCTTCGGTTTTTTGTGTATATAATCTTGGATAACGATGCCAAACAAGCCGATTAGTAAAATTAGTTCCGTGTCCTCCATTATTCTCCCAAATTATGAAGGGATTATTTATCCCTCCTATCCATCTACTTAAAGCAACTACAAGGTCAGCAAAATCTTCTGGTGGGGTATTAGGACAAACCCATTTTCCTATTTCTTCAGAAGTATTCACATCATAGATACTTGCAACTGAATTAGAAGAACCCATTCCATAAGAAGGGTCGCATCCAATAATATAATTATGTTCTTGATTAGGACGATTGTTTTTAAGTTCTCCCCACCATTTTAATCTTTTTCTGCCGTGATTAACTATAAAATTACTCGTTGAGATTTTACCAAAGTCATCATAATCAAAAATAATCTCTCCAACATAATTAGGAGGCTTACATCTTTTTTCAATTTTAGCTAAAATATTAACATCAAATACAGAGTCAGAAGAACCAATAGGAGTTCCCCATATATTACAATAAAAATCTCTTTTATTCCCTCTTCTCTTTTCCTCTTCTTCATCATGCCAAGGAGAACGTAAGGGTAAAGGTAAATTCAATCCGCCATCTGCAATAAAGAGTTTTCTTAAATGTTTAGGAAGTTTATCAACAACAATCCTAATCGGTTTATTATGTTTAAATAAAATTGAATTCATTCAAATATTCTATCGCTTTCTTCAAATATTCTGAATCTTCAATAAAGCCAAGACCAACATTACATCTATCACAAAGCAATTTTCTTAACTGTCCTGTTTTATGATTGTGGTCAACGGCTAAAGCTCTTTTTAACTCAGATTGATGTCTACCGCAAACAGCACAACATCCTTGTTGTTTTTGAAACATCTCATTATATTGTTCCAATGTAATCCCATAATCAGATTTCAATTGCCAATTTTTCTTTGTTTTTTTCACTTTTTTAGGATTATTTTTTCTCCATTTATTTACTGCTTTTTTATAATATTCAGGATTCTTTTTATAATTATTCCGTTTATAATCTCGTTGAGATTTTCGTGAACAAATTTTGCACACATTTCGATACCCGTCTTTTCCATCTTTGTTTTTATAAAAAGAATTAAAATCTAACTCTTTTTTGCATTTTTTACAAATTTTAGTCTTTTTCTGCATAATCAAATAATTCAGGATAATTTTCTTTATATCGTTCAACATCAAGCAATTCTACAACCCCAGGTTCAGGAGTTGAATAAAGAAATTTTGCCTTCTCTGGATTTTCCCACCAAAAAAGAGTAACAACTTTTGTTGATTTTCTATGAATAGCTTTATTAAACGGATGATTCTCTCCAAACCAATGAGTAGAATTATAAATAACACAATTTGAAATATCGTGTACAGAACCTTCAATAGATTCAGCTAAACTGAGAGGCCAAATTCTACCATTCTCATCTAACAATAATGCGGTTGCTCTACTGCCAGCACTAAAACTTTCATTCGTTGTTGAACCAGATAAAGAAGAATTAGTAGCCCTTATCTTTAATTGCATATCTTTTCTGTCTGTTTTAGGATTATATCTAATCCGCTTTTTTAACCAAGAAGGTAAAGAATTAAGAGTATAATCTGCTTTTGCAAATAAAGTAGTAGGGTCTCCAATATTGTCAACAAGTTCTTTTGTTCGAGAACCTAAAATAAAATGTGTATCTTCGTTTAGAAGAGCATACCCAACAAAATATTTAACAATAATCTCCGAAGCACCTTCTTTTCTACTTTTATTTATTGCGAAATCGTTTTCATTTTTAACACACCAATCCAAAACATTAACAGTCTCAATTTGTTTTGGTCTTAAAATAAACGGTTGATTTCTTTCTCCTGGTGGCTTTTGTGGATTATATGTCCAAAAACAACTTGAAAATAATATCGGAAAATATTCTAAACATAATCCTAAATAAAAATCTTGCAGCCCTTTATCTTTTGCAAGTAAATTATGCAGTCTAATCCTAAATTTCAGATTTTCTTGAATATCCGTTGGAATTAAATCATAAAATGCTTTTGGATTATCTGGTAGCTTCATCTGCTTCCTTATCCACAAATTCAGCATCTATCGTTTTATTATCAGCAATCTCAAAAAGACGACCGGCAAAAGCTTTAATCTCTGCCTCCATATCTTTTCCCTCAAGACTCAAAATTGTTTTATCAATTTCCAATCTTTTAGTTTCAGAGAAAAATTCAGGAAGTCTATTACATAACAAAAATTTCAAAACAGCAGGGTCAGATTTAGCGTGCTTTAAAACTTCTTCTCGTTCTGTTTCAATCCAATCAGTATAAGGCTTATCACCATCGTATTTTGTTACTGCTTTATATTTTACTTTCTCTTGCTTATAATCATATCCAGTTGCAGCAAGAAAGGCTTTGGTTACCAACTGAACATCAGCTATTCTTTTACCTAATTCCCAAGCATCCTTTACTTCTGGATGGTTTTTCTTTAAATTATTAAGCCAATCCCTGGCATTCTTTCCAGTATAACCAAGGATTACTCCTATATCACTTTCATTTAATCCTAACGCAGTAAGATTTTGAATCACAGGAAGCCAGGATGCATCAAATCTTGCCCTTTTCTTTATTTCAAACTTCTTTTTTGGTATATTAGCCACGTTATTAGTCTCTATCCCCTAAATCTATCGTTCCACCTCCTCTTTCCCTCAAAGGTGGATAATCCCCAGTTCTACCTCTTTCCTTCATACAATCAAAACACCAAGAATAATATCCTTCTCTGTCTTCTCTTTTTAGAAAATTCCTTATATCCAACCATCGTTTACAACAATCACAATGTTTTAACTTTCGATACATTAGAAGTATTTTTCAACAATTACTATTCTTTCATTATCGGACTTATTTTACTTTTCTATTTACGTACCGCGACTTCTGTCTTTTATTCTTTACCTGACAAAATAATATATTATATTATATATTATATATTATTTATATGGTATATAATAAAAGACTAATATACTTTTGATATAATAATTATATTTATTTATTAAACAATCTATCAAGAGGTATAGAGCCGTTGCCCTTGTCAGGTAAATCAACCAAACTTAGTTGACTTCAAGTTTAGCTGATTTTTTATACTTTGTCAGTATAAAGTCGGGTCGCCAAGATTCCCTCTGGGAAAGCCCATATCCTGTCTAAATATGGGCCTTAAGTCGCCAATCCCGTTGTCATAGAAAGTCCCATAAATAAATAAATCATTATATATTTGTCAAATAACATACGTCTCTCTATCAGCCATCCCATTTAGTATATGTTTTTAGGCATCTTTGACTTATATTTTTTAGGAAAAAATATTTTATTTTTTCAAATTTTTCACTTGACTTGTAATTTGGTTTTTGTTATAATGATGCTATGAAACCGACAAAGAAGCAAATAGAAGTATTATTGTTAATCACACCAGGGCCTCTGGGTGAAGGATTGAAAATAAAAGAAGTGGCTGAAAAATTAGGAATTTCAGAAATTGCTGTTAAAAAAAGGTTGGAAAGATTTAAGAGAAATCATCCTGACGCCTGGGAAAGATTTGAAGGAATAAGGAATGTATCTCGAAGAGAGAGAGATAATTTACATAATCATATTTGGAGAATAACTAATTTAGGAGAAACATTTAGTCGAGAGAATTATTTTGACACAGAAGAAAGTATTGAAACAATAAGTTATGAATATCTTGAAAAAAAATACAAAATAAGAAGGAAATTTTAATGTTTGTGTGTGATAAATGCGGAAAATCTTCAAAACCTAAAGAAAAAGTTAATTTTATTGTTGACAAGCGAAGGAAAAAAGTGTATAATAATGATAATAAGATTACATTTGGCTGGGAAATAGAATCTGAAAAGAAAATATGTAAAAGATGTTTGGAGAAAATGAATGGACGGGGATTCTAAATACTATCTCAAAGAGGCTTATAGGTTTCTTGAATTAGCTCTTATTGGTTCTCGAAAGAAACAAAGAGAGTTAATTTATAAAGCTATTGAATGTCTAAATAAT